GGAGTTCGAGCTGACCGAGACCCGCCAGCCGCCGCTGAAGGACCTCTACGATGAATGGTTGGCGCGGCTGATCTGCTACGCCTTCTCCGTGCCGGCCTCCGCCTTCGTCACCCAAGTCAATCGCGCGACGTCGCAGACGCTGCGCACGCAGGCGGCGACCGAAGGTCTCGTGCCGCTGAAGGCCTGGGCGAAGAGGCTGCTCGACCGGGTGATCGGGCTCAGCTTCGGAGAACCTGATTTGGAGTTCTTCTGGGTCGGCGACGATGCGGTCGATCCGCTGGAGCAGGCGAAGACGATTTCGATTTTGGTCGCGGCCGGCGTCAAGACGGTTGCCGAGGCAAGGGCGGAACTGGGGCTCGGGCAGGCGAACGGGGTCGCCAAGTTCAACCCGTATCATGATGAGGCAGGGCGGTTCACGGATGCTGGGCATGCGGTCGAGCCGGGGACGGATGAAGCGCAAAACAAGCCAGGCCATTCGTCAATCCAACCGGCGGCGGATAGATCGCGCACCTACACCGTTAATTTGGCGGTCGAGGAAAAGCGAGGTGGGCATACCCTAGATAGACATGTCGGTCGCACCGATGAGTCTCTGAAGGCTGAAGCCGCGGTACCTGCGCGGCAGACGCTTTCCAAGATTTCTACAGAGCAACTGGTAGCTTTTCAACTCTCTCGGACGCAGATAACTTCATAAACCGAGTTTTAGACGGGTCGTCGGCTGTCGTGGATTCGGTCGCAAGCGGCGCCGTGGACGACGCTTGGCTTGAGAGTCGGTTTGGATACCCAACCGGAAAGAAGCGATTGTGTTGGATGACAGCGGTGTCCCTACGATTCGGCCAACTTACTCTGTAGGTGTATATAGTGCATGACTCATCTAGCCCCACAGGCTATGCCGTCCGTACCGCGTATCCTCTGAATAAAAACCCGGGCGAAATTCGCTTGTAAGCGATTGATGAGGCCGACATGAATACTGATCCATTTCTCCTGTTTCTTCGCTGGTTGGCACTGGGCGCGGAGCAAACAGCCGGTCAAGCACAGGCATCAGTCGAACAGTCCGATCCCTATTTGCAGGCCGCGCAACACCTGACCGACGGGGACAAGAAGTCGCTTCTCGCGTTCATAGATAAGCAGCTTTCGGAGGAGCCAAGCCCACGTGATCTCGCCAGATTGTTCGAGGATGGTCACCTGCATTTCGTATGGAAGAAGGACGACGGGCCGAAAATGGCCCTCCGGCTAATTAGGGATGTCGTGGTGTCAGCGCTGGATTCTCAGGGCTGAGGAAAGCCTGTCGTCACCGGGGTCGGCCCCGAAAGCTGGTTCGGGCCGCAACAACCGCTGGTTTCCCAGGAACCGCCGGAAGTGAAGGGGCGACAATGGGACTATACCCTCGGCCTCGACATCAACCATGTGCCGCGTTCGGACAATCTGCCGTCGTTCGGCGAAATACGCACGCTCGCCGACGCGCTGCCGCTGCTGCGCACGGTGATCGCGACGCGCAAGGATCAGATCCCCGCGCTCAACTGGACGATCCGGCCGAGGCGCGCCAGCCGCCGCTGAAGGGTTTGTACGACGAATGGCTGGCGCGGCTGATCTGCTACGCCTTCTCGGTTCCTGCCTCCGCCTTCGTCACCCAAGTCAATCGCGCGACGTCGCAGACGCTGCGCACGCAGGCGGCGACGGAAGGGCTGGTGCCGCTGAAGGCTTGGGTGAAGAGGCTGCTCGACCGGGTGATCGGGCTCAGCTTCGGCGAACCTGATTTGGAGTTCTTCTGGGTCGGCGACGACGCGGTCGATCCGCTCGAACAGGCGCAGACGATCGCGATCCTGGTCGGGGCTGGCATCAAGACTGTCGCCGAGGCGCGGGCGGAACTGGGGCTCGGGCAGGCGAGCGGGGTGGTGAAGGGCAACCCGGATCACGATGAGATCAGGCGGTTCACGGACGAAGGGCATGCGGTCGAGCCGGGAGGCGGACCACGGAGCCCGGCAAATGAGAACACCCGACTATGACGGACACGGGACCCCACGCCCTTATGAACGGTTCACGAAAATGTAACCCATTTGTTTATAGCGGAAAAGTTTGAGCCGACGACTACGCGTGGAACGGCGTATTCGTGTGTGCAACCGACGAGTTGACCGCAATTGTTGAGTGGTTCTTTCAGAACGACGATGAATACGCCACTAGCGCAAATGGCGGCTTTATCGCCGCGATCCAAAAAGCATTTGAGGACGCCGGCGTACCCTGGTCCAATAAGCCGCTGATGCCGGTCGTCCCGTAACGGATCCAACTCCGACAAAATATCTCTTCGCCCCCCGACGCACTTCCGCGGCTGCGCGCCGTGATCGAGACGCGCAAGGACCAGATCGCCGCGCTCAACTCGGGCGCCGCCGGCGCCGCGAGCTGCTGCGCGGCGCAGCGCGCGTTCCTAGCCATGCTCGATCGGTGGCACGACTTCGCAACTTGGCTGCGCATGCTGGTTGAGGATATGCTGGTCATCGACGGCGACGATCTATCCGCGCTATGCACGCTCTAGCGCGGTCTACTCGCTCGACGTGATCGACGGCGCGACGATCAAGCCGCTGATCGGCAATGACGGCCGCTCGCCCGTCTCGCCCGATCCCGCCTATCAACAGGCGCCACACAGGACGGCGTCGCCGATTTCGCCGCCGACGAATTGCTCTATTTGCCGCGCAACATGCGCTCGCATCGGCTCTACGGTTTCTCGCCGGTCGAGCAGATCGTACTGACGATCAACTTCGCGCTGCGGCGCGAACAGGCGACGCTCGACTACGATTACGCCCCGTCCCGGATTCCTGCGCCACGCTGCCGGCAGAATAGTCAGTCGATCAGAAAACCGCTACCGTTGTTCTCGGACTTCTTCCCCTTCGAGTACAGTTTTCCAACGCGTCCGACTTTGCCCTGGCTACTATCCGCCTCCCGAATTGCCCCCTCGCCCGCCTCAGTCCCGCACTCTTTATCCCTACAACCATTCCAAACCGCCGCGTCTTCTGACGCGTCGCTCTCTCATGTCACAGGAATCTCGCATGTCCCTCGCCGCCACGACGCAAGAGACGCTCGATCTGATGAAAGCGTCGCTCGCCAAGAACGTCACGATCTCGACCGGCCTCACCGCCTATGATCTTCAGGCGCCGGCCAAGAACCTCTATCCCGTCATCACGCCGCTACGCAATTCGCTGCCGCGCGTGCAGCGCCAGTTTCCCGGCGACGCCGCGCGCTGGCGTACGATCTTCTCGATCACCGGTTCCGGCTTCGACGCCATGGGCTGGGTGCCAGAGGGCCAACGCACCGCGAGCATGAGCTACACCGCGACGCCGATGGTTGCGCCCTATGTGACGCTCGGCGAGGAAGACACGATGACCTTTGAAGCCGAAGCCGCCGCGCAGGGCTTCGAAGACGTCAACTCGACCGCGACGCTGCGCCTGTTGCAGAAAACCATGCGCAAAGAAGAAACGGCGCTGCTCGGCGGCAATGTCTCGGTGGCGCTCGGCACGCCGGCGAGCCCGGTGCTATCCGCCGCCGCCGCCGCCGGCGCGACGCTGCCCAGCGCCACCTATTCGGTTATCGTCGTTGCGCTGTCTTTCGAGGGCTATCGCAATTCCTCGGTCAGCAGCGGCGTCGCCACCTCGAAGACGATCACCGGCAACGACGGCAACACCTATACGCTCAACGGCGGCTCGTCGATGCGCAGCGCCAGCGCCACGCAGGCGGCGACGCTCGGCCAGGCCCTCTCGGCCAGCGTTGCGTTGGTCAACGGCGCCGTAGCCTACGCCTGGTTCGTCGGCGCCGCCGGCTCGGAATCGTTGCAGGCGATCACCACCCTCAACAGCGCCATCTTCAACGCGCCGCTGCTCACCGGCCAGCAACTCGCAAACACGATCACCGCCGACAACTCGCGCAACCCCAACCTCGCCTTCGACGGCCTACTGAACGTCGCCTTCAACCCCGCCAACAACGCCTATGTGCAAGCACTCGCCACTGGCGCCGCCGGCACGGGCTCGTTCCTCACCGCCTCCGGCCGCGGCTCGGTGGTCGAGATCGACAATATGCTGATGGCGATGTGGAACAACTACCGCATCTCGCCGACGGTGCTCTATGTCAGCACCCAGGAGCAGCGCAACATCACCTCCAAGTGCCTAACCAACGCCTCCGGCCCGCTGTTGCGCTACAACCTACAGGCCGACGGCGAGTCGAGCATGCCCTATGGCATCACCGCCAACGGCGTCGTGCGCTGGTACTATAATCCGTTCAGCGTCGACGGCGGCTTCGATATTCCGATCAAGCTTCATCCCGATCTGCCGCCGGGCACGATCCTCGCCTATTGTGAGCGACTGCCGGTCTGGTATCAGTCCAACCAGGTTCCCAACGTCGCGGAGGTGATGACCCGGCGCGACTATTACCGCATCGATTGGCCGCTGCGCACCCGCCGCCGCGAATACGGCGTCTACACTGAAGAAGTGCTCGCCGTCTATGCGCCGTTCGGCATCGGCCTGCTGACCAACATCGGCAACGGTTGACCTCACGGCTGTAGCTCACCAGACGCGGAGCAAAGATGTCTGCTTACGACCTCACAACGCTCGCCAATGTGAAGGGCTGGCTGGGCTTGCCCAGCCAGCCGACGCTGAGCGATACGACGTTGACCGCGCTGGTCAGCGCCGCCAGCCGGGCGATTTACGCAACCTTGAGCCGGGCATCGTTGCTTCCGCACAGCTACACAGACACCATCGACCTCGAAAGCGATCGCGCCTATCTCGCGCACTGGCCGGTCCAGCGGGTGTCATCAGTCGTCCTCGGCGGCCTCGCCGTGCCGCCCGCAGGCGCGACGCCGCAGATCGGCTTTTTGTTGCAGCCCGGCGACATCGCGCCGCCGGGCCGACCGCAGGCGCTCGACATTTTCGGACGGCGCCATCATCGGCGCCGGCAGAGCCTCATCGTCACCTATCAGGCGGGTTACGCCGTCGAGGGAGAAACTTGGGTGGCGCCTTCTACGGCGCCTTATCTGATCGCCGCGGTGGCGCCGTTCGGCGCCTGGGCGGGCAATCTCGGCGTCGTCTATTCGAGTTCCGGACTTGCGCTCCAGTTGGTGAATGGCGCCCCGGCGGCAGGACAGTATTCGGTCTCGGCGGGCGTCTATCAATTCAGCGCCAGCGACGCCGGCGCTGCGCTTTCGCTATCTTATGGTTTCATCCCACAGGATCTCGTACAGGCCGCCACCGAGCTTGCCGCCGAGCGCTTCCGCGCCTCGGATCGCATCGGCCTGCGCTCCAAATCTCTCGGCGGCCAGGAGACGATCTCCTACGATGTCTCCGGCCTCTCCGCCGCCGTGCAGGTGCTCATCGCGCCTTACAAGCGCACGGCGTTCTGATGTTCGCTGGACTCGCGGGCGTTGACGCGCTGGAGGATCAGCTCGCCGATCTCCCGGCAAACATGCGGGGGCGGTTGGAGGCGAAAGCGCGCAGCCTCGCCGCCGCGCTTGTCGCCAAGGTGCGCGACGAGAAGCTATCGGGCGAGGTGATTCAAACAAGAACCGGCGCGCTCAAGGCCTCGATCTCGGCCGACATTTCCCTGGCGGGCGACGGGTTGACAGCGGCCATCGGCTCGTTCGGCGACGTCAAATACGCCGCGATCCAGGAATACGGCGGCCGGACTTCGGTGCATGAAATTGTGCCGGGTAAGGCGCAGGCGCTGGCCTTTCTCGTCGGCGGCTCGCTGCGCTTCGCCCGCCGCGTCGCGCATCCGGGTTCGACGATTCCGCCGCACCCCTATCTCCAGTCCAGTCTCGACGATTCGCGCGACGAGATCGTCGCCGAACTTGCGAGCGTCGCCACGGAGGCCTGGGACAACAGATGAGCCGCGAAACCGCCTTCTCCGCTCTGTTCCAACGGGTTTCAGCGGCCTATGATTGGGGCGTCGCCTCGCGACGCATCAAACTTTGGAGCGAGGTGCCGGCGCGGCAGCGCCCGGCGCTGTTCCAGCTGGAATCCGGTCCGGAGACCTATCAATGGACCTCGCTCGCCGCGCCCCGGCGCATGCTCGAAGCCAAGCTGTTCCTGTATTTCGATGCGCGCGACCCTTCGCGCCCCGGCGCCCGCTCCATCAACGAGGCACTCGACGCGCTCGATGCTGCGCTGGCGCCGCGCGCTCTTGACCTCGAAAAGGGCCGGCAGACGCTCGGCGGCGCCGTCTATGATTGCAAGATTGTCGGCGTGCCGGTGCGCGACACGGGAGATCTCGACGGTGACGGACTGGCTGTGGTGAGCGTGCGTCTAGTCGCGCCCTAAGTTGCACATTTGCGCCCATTCATCAAAGGACACACTCATGCCTTCAGGAGGCGTCGAAACGCCGATTCCCGCCAGCGTGTTCGCGCGCCTGACCGCCGCGAGCCGGTTCGTGATTTCCGGCATTGGCCCGGACAGTTGGTTCGGACCGCAACAGCCGCTGATCCCGCAGGCGCCGCCGGAAGTCAAGGGCCGCCAGTGGGATTATCCCTTTGGCCTCAATATCAACTATGTGCCGCGCTCCGACAATCTGCTGTCGTTCGGCGAGTTGCGCACGCTCGCCAACGCGCTGCCGCTTTTGCGGAGCGTAATCGAGACCCGCAAGGACCAGATCGCTGCGCTCAATTGGACGGTGCGCCCGCGCCTCACCGGCGCTCGCCCCGGCGTCGCCCAACGCGGCGCCGCGGTGCGCGATTTCCTCGCCTTTCCCGACCGACGTCACGATTTCTCGACCTGGCTGCGCATGCTGGTCGAGGATATGCTGGTCATCGACGCGGCGACGCTCTATCCGCGCTATGCGCGCTCCGGCGCCGTCTACTCGCTCGACGTGATCGACGGTTCGACAATCAAACCGCTGATCGGCGAGGACGGCCGCTCCCCCGTCTCGCCCGATCCCGCCTACAGCCAAGTGCTGCACGGCGTGCCGGCGGCCGATTTCACCGCCGACGAACTCATCTATCAGCCGCGCAACATGCGCTCGCACCGGCTCTACGGCTTCTCGCC